ATCGGCGATTATGATGTATTGTGGTACTAAGAAGGCGTCCAGTAATGGGCGTCTTTTTTTTGCGTTTATAAATCCGTGTATACAATGCTATACAGGGTGTATAAGATGCTATACACCTAAAAATTGGCTTCGCGCTTACAGCCGCAAGGGATTGAGGCACTTTGGCGTTAAGATTATTTCTTACTTTGTAAGAGACAAAAACCTTGCGCCTTCATTCGCTAACGCTCATTCGTCGCTGTCATCGTTAATTAAAAGACCGTCGAAAAAGGGAAAGGTAGTGGGAAGGCTCGGCCTGACCACAAGGTTTTATGAAGTCGTAAGACTTCCCGGCTATGAATGCGGAATGATACCGCTATTAACCTTGTATTATATAGCGTCAGTTATCCGTATATATGTAGAGGTAATATTACGTAATACATATAACACAACGAATAGAACATCGCAAGCATCACCGCTCAAGCTAACGCTAGTTTTTGCGGGCTAACTGCGGACCAAGCGATGTCATACATACGGAAGGGAGGACGGTAACATGAGCGAAGAATCTTTACGGGATATAGCGTTAGAGTTACTGGAGTCAGTCGAAAGCTTAGCGGTGGATTTAATCTACGAATATAGCGTTAATCCTGACGAGTCTATGCGTAAGTTGAGCGGAGATATTGCCGAGTATAAAAGGCGGATCGATATCGCTAAGTAGACCGCTAGCATTACGCACATCTATCCGCCGATCTATTATATAGAAGAAACTCGTCTCATTCCGATACTATTGCGGTAACATGGCGTAAGTAGAGGCGGAGATATTCCGATAAGGGCAACGATAGACACTCCGTTATATTGCAAGGCATGGCATACGCTATGGCTACGGTAAGCACCGCGACTCAGCTACCGCTAAGCGCTCCGACATTAGCAAGAAGCCGCCGGCGGGGATGACCGCTCAGAACTCGAGGGGTATGTCGAATAATGGCGGAGCATACGGCGGATGCCTTGCGCACCAACGTCAGCACTATCGCATGGCATACGATCAGCTACCGTTCATCCACCCGATTATCCTACCGTTATTATACAGTAATGGCGGGAAATAAACGGAGATGCCAGCGGTATAAACTGCGCTATATCAACGATGTATAAGACCGTGTATAATGGCGGCATATGCATACGCTATGAACGTAGGCGTGGCAAGGGGTGGCATCAGAGATAATTACGCATAATCGTTATTTTACGTAATTATGTTGAATAGATATACAATCGCATGCAAAACGTAGCTCGAACTCAACAACGAACAAACTTTCGTATTGACAAACGAGTTGTTTACGTAAAAGAAACAATTACGGATATTATGATGGTTTAATTCGACAAAAGGCGCAAAAATGGCGATCCCCCAAGCCCCGGTCGAAAAAGCCGGTGACTTGACGTTTCTAATTAGCGCACAATTTTTCGAACTCGGGGCGATTGCCTCATCGCCTGCCGAATGCCTAACGGTGGGCTTTTTGCAATACGTAATATATACTAAACGAAAAAGGGAGGCTTAACGATGTACTTTTATACACTATCAGACGGTTGCTATGCGGATTATTACGAGGTCGTTTTATTCCACGAAAATAAATGGACGAAAGAACAATTCGCGCAGATGTTTAACGAGGCGATAGATAGCGGACACAAAGACAGTCTCGGTTTGGCGGACTATTTAGTCGATAAGCATGGCTTTAAAACGTTCGAGCCAGAAATATACTTAAAGTGTGATTATGGCGCCTATAAAAGATTATCCGAAAAGGATTACGCAGGAGACGGAAGCAAAATAGACGCAGAAGATAAAAGCTGGCGAAATAAATAATAAAAATACGCAAGCAGAACGAAGTCGATATCGAAATGGTGTCGGCTTTTTGTTATACATACGAAATCTCAAACGGAAAGGAGGGCGCAAACATATGGCGATGGTCAACGATGAGTGGATTGCACGAGATGAACGTCAACAACGTATCGAATTATTAACGGAGCGTGTACGTAAATTAGCCGAAGTCATTAAGGCAGATAAGGCGACGGATTATCATATCGAAACTTTCCGCAAGGATAAAGCGGAGCTGACTCGCCTCAAGCGGATTCATCGCGCCGAAGTCGATGTCGCCTATTTTACCTACGCATACCTTAGCGACGGTGAAAACAGCGCCAACGAGGACAACGTAGTCCGCAACAATGACGACGGCACTCCGCATGATCCGATTGACTTGATTGCGCCCATCCATCGCGAGTTCTTTAACCTTTGCGACCATGTGAACGTAGAGGAACGGAGTGCACGCCTAGCGATAGCTGCAGCGCGTGGCCACTCGAAATCCGGGATGTTTAGTAACGCATTTCCCCTGCACCAAGTAATTTTTCGCAAGCGCAAATACGTGCTGATTATCTCGGAGACCGACTCGTTATCGAAAAAGCTAATCGGCTGGATTAACAAACAGCTTAAGTACAACGCATTATTGCGCGAAGACTTTGGCGTCCTGATGCACGAATCTAATTCACGCAACGAAAAGGACAATGAAGAGGGGTTTATAACGCTGAGCAATACGCTAGTTGAGGCGTCATCGTCCGGCAAGCAACTACGTGGTAAGCGACACGGAGCAGTACGGCCAGACCTCGTAATTATCGACGATCCATCGTCCATGAACAACGAAGGCACGAAGGAAGCACGCGAAAAGCTCGTTCACTGGTTTAACTCCGTTGTGGTGCCGATTGGTTCGAAAGCGACGGCCATCGTGCTTGTCGGAACAATGGTCAGCGCGACAGGGCTTTTAAACCACGTACTGAAGCGGAAGGATTTCAAGTCGTCATTTCATGGCGCACTGATCAGCGAGCCGGCCAATCCGAAGTTATGGGACGAATACTGCGAGATTTATGCGCGGTCAGAGTCGATGGAAGAGGTCGACGAGTTCTATAACGCTAATCGCGAAGCACTAGAGGAAGGCGTCGAACTGGCGTGGCCTTGGCGATGGACTTATCGCGCGTTGATGCACGAAAAAGTCAACATGGGAACGCGGGCATACAATTCGGAGTATCGGAACCTTGCGTTCAGCGAAGATGAGCAGTTCTTCTTTCCGGACAATTATGCGAAGTATCACTATTACTACGAAAACGAAAAAGCGTACGTAGTTTATGAGGATTTAAAGATTCCGATGAGCGATTTATACGTCGTCGGGGCGTGGGACATAGCGCTCGGGAAGAATAAGCGCTCGGATTATAATTCAGTCATTCTTGTCGGTAAGCACGCGCCTACCGGCTTAATTTTCGTGCTTGATGAGCATACATCGAAGGAGCAGGCGCACGTTTACATCGATATTTGTATCGAAAAAATCAAGAAGTTTAACGTGAAGGTCTTTAACGTCGAGACAATCAACGCATATCACGAGTTTTATCGCCAGTTACAAGAGAAGGCGCGGGCTCAAGGTATTTATAAATGCCGGATTAACGACGTCAAGAGTCACGGAAGTAGTAAAGAGCAACGGATTGAGTCGATGGAGCCGATTTTACACAATAAAACGCTAGTGCTTAACGATAGGCACACGATGCTCCTCGACCAAATGGCGCAATACCCTTTCGGGAATCACGACGACTCACTCGACTCGCTCCAAATAGCGGTCGACCATATATACCGACCAAAATCAAGGGTCGCAGTCAAGCCGAAATGGCTATAAACAACGGAGGTGAATTAAGTGTCAAACAAACTAAAAGCATTAGAGGCGAAATTAACGGAGCAACAAAAGAAAGCGGCGTATATGCTCGTCGAGAACGATTTGAAGTCGAACAAAGACCCGTTAAAGCTAACGTACGAACAAATTGCAGACGAAATCGGCGTTTCATATAAGACGATTTGGAGTTGGCGGACTCAGAACCGGAACTTTATCGCATACAAGAACGAAATATCTGACGATTTCCTAAGCGATAAACGTTCCCGGGTATACGGGCAGTTATTGAAGTTAATTGAAGGCGAACAGCCAAGTGTAAAGGCGATTGATTTATTTATGCGTAGATTCGGACTACTTACGGAGAAACAAATCATCGCAACTGAGGACGCGAGCGGTTCACGGAGCAACGACGATTTAGCGAAAGAACTCGAAGAACTCGACGATTTACTAAAAGACGAATAACGGAAGGAGGGGCGCAACTTGGGCTTATTTTGGAAAGACAAAGCGCAGCTCGACAAAGTAAACGAGTATACGTCGGTTTATACGTTCAATGCGTTCCAGCCTGGCGAACAGTTTCCGCCGGTGGCTGACCGAGAACGTATCTCGAAGTATAAGCGGTTAAAAAAGCTATTTCAAGGCAAGCAGTTCGAAGTGTACGAGCGCGCGTCGAAGCTATTAAAAGACACGCCTCACGAGAGCCAACTTGCTCAGTTATATATTGCGGTAAATATTGCGGATATCCTAGTGACCAAACCATCCGATTTGCTAGTTGGCGAACCACCGAGTTTTGAATCGGGATTGCCCGACAGTAGCGAAGAACAAAAGGCGGTTAATCGATATGTCGAAGAAAACGATCTGGTTAAATTGGTACACGAAAGCGCGATTGGTAACGGCTATCGTGGCGACGCTTGGATTAAGACGCGGTATGGCTATCGCCAAGATTTTTCTGAAGTAGTGCAGCGAGGCGGCCAGATTCCGGATGGCGTCGTAATGGAGCCGATTATCGAGCACGTAAATGCGGAGTTCGTATTTCCGGAGATTTCGCGCGGCAATGTGAAGTCGTTTAAGGCGGTCAATATTGCGACAGTAGAGTACGTGATTGACGGCAAGACGGAAAAGCCGTTCCTAAACGTTGAGCGACACATTCCTGGCTATATCATTTATGAACGCTATCGCTTATTCGAATTTGAAGGCGGAATCGATACACGCTGGGGCTACCCGTTACACGTCTACACAATTGGCGAAAGAGTAGCGACAGGACGCGAAGAAGATTCCGTTGAAACGGGCGTTCCTCACCTACTTGTTCATCACATTCCGTATAAGAGCGTTGATGACGATTGGGAAGGCGTTGGCGGACTAGAGAAGCTTGAGTCACTATTGGCGGCGATTAACGATCGGACAGTTGCCATAGATTACGTGCTCATGAAAAATTCCGACCCGACTGCTTATGGTCCGGAATTAGATTCGGGCGGCGCTGAAGGTCAAGTACGTTTAAGTGGCGCATATATCCCAGTAGCAAAAGAAGACGCGATTCCGGGCTATATGAACTTTAGTGGCCAACTAGACTCAGCGTTTAAGGAGCTCGAAGTGTTACTTGCGCTAGTATTCCAAATTTCTGAAACGCCTCAGTGGCTATTCGGTACCGTACTCGGCGATAACAGTGGCGGAACTGGGACCAGTCATACAGATAGTTCCTCTATTAAGGCGCGTTTTCTTCCAATTCTTTCGAAAGTAAATCGGATTCGGACTCATTACGATAAAGCAATAAGGGATGCGTTATGGACTTGTCAACTCTTAGACATTGCGCACGGAGGTGCCGAGTTTACACCAGTGTATCCTACGATTGCATGGCAGGACGGAATTCCGGTTAACGAAAAGGAACAAGCGGAGATTATGCAACTTAGAACGCAGAAACCTACGTTAGACGTTAAGAGCGCAATCAAGCGCCAAGACAACGTTGATGATATGCAGGCGGACGAAATCATGCGTCGTATTGAAGAGGACGAAAAGAACGCAAATGGTTTCGTTGATTCGTCGATTTTTAATGCTGGCGGTGAATAATCATGGCACCAACACCGACATATGACTACGATATTTCGATTCTACTAAGCTATTACAAAGATGCGCTACAAAAGATTAGCAACGAATTGAATCGTATCGATTTAACGAACTTCGAGCGGGCTAATTTAATCGTAGTACAGAAAGAGATTGCCGACGTGCTAAAAGAGCTTGACGCGAAAACGAGCGCATGGGTTTCTACAATGATACCGAAAGCAACGGAGGATGGCATTATACATTCGATTATAGCGCTAGGCGTGGCAGAAACGGTGGAGGAAGCGCAGAAAATAGTCGTCTTTAATCGGCTAAATCGCGACTTCATCAAAACGGCGGTTGCCGACACGCAAGCCGACCTTCTACAAGTATCGCAGAACATTGACCGAAAAGTGCGGACGACTATTCGCCAAGTAACTGCCGAAGCAATGCGGGCCAATTTAACGCAGGGCATTAACACGACCGATTCGATTAAGCGCGATATACTGCGGGATTTAAGGCAACGGTTGGGCGATTCGATTAATACCGGAATTATTGACGCAGCAGGGCGCCGATGGAAGCCGGAAGTTTATTCCGAGATGGTAACAAGAACCAAACTAGCGCAGGCTCAGCGTGAATCAGCGATTAATGACGCACTAGGACGCGAAGCTTACTACGGTAAAATTAGCAGTCATGGCGCGAAAGATGCCTGCCGAAATTGGGAAGGTAAAATCGTAAAGTTAACGCCAGATGCTCCCGGTGATTATCCGTATTATGGGTCGCTACCCAACCGAGAAATATTTCATCCAAATTGTAAACATGTTATATCGCCAGTTAGACGTCCTGATCGAGTCTAAGTGGCTTTTTTATTGTCCGAACGTTTATGACGTAAAACTGAAACGGCTGTTTAAATTAATGAGCGACGGCTCTCAAACGGAGGTTTAAGAATGAGCGAATTAAATATTAATCCCGATGTAGTTACCGAAAATCCTACGGTTGAGGAACCGGAAAATAAGCCTGAAGTAAAAACGGTAACGATGACACAAGAAGAACTCGACGCCTTGATTGGTCGTGAAAAGGGACGCGTTAAAAGTAAGTACGCAGACTATAACGACTTAAAAACGAAGCTTGCCGAGTTAGAAGGCGCAGAGAACAAACGTAAGGAAGCGGAGATGTCCGAACTAGAACTTCTTCAGAAACGACTCGAAGAAAAGGACGGCACAGCGCAATCGCTTGAGAAACAATTAGAGCAATTGCACGCGGAAGTTAAAGATGCAAAGATTAAAAACGCATTTATTAAGGCGGCACCAGGCGTAAA